AACCAGCTTGATCGAGCGCACGGCTTCGGCTTCGGCACCGGACAGATGCGATGCGGCGATGCCGGCGATCGCGGTAATGAATTCCTCATGTGAACTCATCAGAACTTTACCGCGACGTAAACCACAGCCACCACGATGGCCGCCGGCACCGCCGCCATGAAGGCGAGCCAGCAGCCGAAGCCGAATCCCAGCGCGATGGTCAAGCCTGGACCGTAATGGTACGGGTCGTAACCCGAAATGGCTTGGACGACGCATGCGCCGGTCCACAACACGACGATGCAGCCCAGTGTGCACAGCCACGCGCGCACGAACGAGCCGATGGCGCGCGTGCCACTGCGGGCCAGCGCGTCGATACCGTGGGAAATGATCTTCTCGTTCATCACGCCGCCTCCCGCCTGACGGCGGTGCAATAGGGAATGCCGTAGCGCCGCATCGTGATGTCGGCATCGGCCGCGCTTTCGTAGACCGCCGCCCACGAACGATCAGTGGTCCAGTAGGGCGAACCGCCCTTGAACCGGATATATTTGTCCTCATCGGTATGTTTGATGACATAAAAAATCATTTTCATTTCTCCAGGTTTTCAGTTGATGCGGGGAACGGAATTCAGCATTTCATGCACACGCACATGGCCCTTTTCGCGAATGACGTCATCCAGCAGCGCCTGCGCTTCGCGGCGCCAGCCAGCCAGTGAACGATCGTGGCGATAGGGATTGGCAACATAGTTGCGCAGCATGCGGCTGGCCAAATCGGCCAGCTTGTAGCCGCTGGCATGGTCGGCCAACACGCACGGCCGATCACCAACCAACTGCAACACAAAGGCGCGACGCAGATTGCCGTAGCGCAGCCAGATGCGATAGCCCGCGCGCGTCTCGACTCCGTCCGTCGTGGGGATATTGAAGGAAATCTTTTTCATGACGCTACCTCGCAATCGGCAAGCACAACACGCACGGTTTTGCCCGATTTATCGAGACGCACATGGGCGATCTCGATATCGCCGGAATAGCGTCGCGGGTCCTCGGTAAGCAGGCGCGCGCGAACATTGGCGCGGGCCTTGGTTACCTTGACGAGATCGCCGTATCGGTCCCCCATCATCCAGCGGTCGGTATAGGCCGGTATCTGGACCCGCGTCATGACGCCACCGCCGCATCGATGGCCATTGCCCATTTCATTTCGGGATTGGCGATGAAACCATCTTGGTCACAATCAGCATCGGCGCGCTGGTCCATCCAATCGCGAATATCGAGCAGAAGATCGCGGTAGGTATCGACCATGTTTTCAAGCCCGATCGTGCGGCCCTCAAGCCGATCGATGGTCTTACGAGCGATGTCTAGATCATAGGTGACATCGTCAAGCTTCTCCTCAAGCGAGGTGCGGTAGTAAGGGTCGTACATTTCATTTCTCCAGGTTTATGGGTAACGCCATAATTGGTAACCGTTACCGTGTCAAAAACTTTATTTTCCGGGAATGCGCTTGATATCGATTTCACCACCAATGGTATCCTGAATGCCATTCAGCCACCGCGAACCGGGGTCGACCACATGAATACGAACGATCGAATGATCGTTGCCATAGCAGATACGCGCCATGTCTTCAGCTTGCGCCAGTGTTTCATATTCATAAGGTTGATCCGGCTTTCCAGCTGGATGAACATCAGCCCAACGTTCAGTCTTCATGCCTTTGTCCAGGCAAACCTGAAAACGATATCTCATGGTCATTTCTCCTTTGTTGCGAACCAAAACGTTCGGGGAGGGCGCGCGGCACCGCGCGCCCAACCAGAAAGTCTAGCCAATCACAAAACCCGATGTATCGGCGCGCCCCGCTTTGCCCTTGGCGTATAGCCCGACGATCACGCCGCGAGGGTCCAGAAAGCGCATGTCGGTTTCATCGCCATTGATGACATCGCGGTCAAAGAAGATACCTTCCACTCCGATGTGAGCATCGCGAAGGGATTTGGTGCGAAACACGACGGCAATGTTTATGCCCGTCTCATGCGCCGCCTTCAGGACCATATCGGAATATGCCACGTTGGCGCCCGAGTAGCTCAGAGTGAGCGAGTAGTTATCCGGCAATGCCCGATAGGCCCTTTTCGCAATCTTGGTGTAATCGTAGAACGTCACAGCCGGAAAAGCCGCGAAGATGCTTTCGAACGTAACGCCATCCCGCACACATGGGTGAGCAATTTCCCATTGAATGTCCGAGGTGCCATTCAGCCGCACAGCCGGCTTCACGCCCTGCAAGTCACAGTGACGAACGAACTTCACCAGATCACGCACGAGCTCAGCCATGAAGGCGCTGCGCGAGCGGAAATAGCGTTGCGTCTTGGCTATCCGAGCCTTCGGAATGGAAGGAAGAAACTCCGCCCTACCAGCCCCATACAGGCAAGGAGTCTTGCAGCATGCCAGTATGGCCATAGGACATGTGTTGCCCATGCCCGAAGCGTCTGCGGGCGCCAGATACATGATCGCGGTCTGATAGGTGTCATCCCCCTTGACCGTCTTTGCATTTGTTCCCGCCGATATGGTCGGGGACTTGAATTCCTTTAACACTTCGTTTCTCCAGATGTCGTTTAAACCAGACGTCTAGGTAACGCATAGTCACGGGGAAATCAATATCATAGTTACTTTTGTACGAAACCGTACACAGATGCTTATCTATGGTTGTGCCTGGAATGGCCTATACAATCGTTACCATGCTAAGTCATTGAAATTGTTGGGGCCCATAAGGACAACACAAGGACAGGAAAACCATGAACAAACCGTGAATGTCCTTGTGTTTGTCCTTGTTCTCTGTCCTTGTGTGTCCTTGTTCCATGTCCTTGTGGACATGAAAAAATGTGTAATGAAACCAGTAGGTTACGATTTCATAAGGACAACACAAGGACAAGAGATTCGCAAAAACACCTACTTACAAGGACAAATTTATATACCCTAAAGGGTATATTGTCCTTGTGGCCGCTGTCCTTATGCGCTGTCCTTATGCGCTGTCCTTATGGCGCGCAAACCTCCAGGATTGCCCCACTGTGACTATCCTCCTCCAACCCGCAGCTGACAGCGCAAGGCCCGCAGCGCAAGGCCTTGCGCCATATGCAAGGGGACAGCTGAGCTCTGGATCGCTGTGCTTGTCCCCTTGCTCGTGCTCGTGCTCGTGCTCGTGCTCGTGGCGCCCGCAGCTGACAGCGCATTGGCGCTGCAGCGCATGGGCGCTGCAGCGCCCTATGCCGCAAGGCCTTAATTCCCTGGCGATTACAACCGTTACTTGTGATAGTAACGCTTTAGTATAGAGGCAATGCATCTATACTTGCGGCAAGTAACGCTTACTATTGTTATAGCAAAGCGTTACTGTATAGAGGGCAGAGGGGTGGGGGGAGGGGTCGTCGGACGGGGGGACAACCTGAGGTTGGGGCCCCCTGAAACCCGCGCGGGAGTTGAAACTGAATATTGGTAACTGTTTTTCAGGTGGGGCCCCTGAAACCCGCGCGGGGGCTACTTTTGAAAAGAGTAACGGTTATCAGGCACCCGCCGACCTCAACCCAATTAGTACAATTGGGTGTAGCTGTAGGCGTCCCTGACGTTCTTGTTGAAATAGCCGCCGATCGACGATGCCCCGATCAGGTCGACATACACGCTCTCCGGCACGTCGGTGTAAACATACAGTGTGCCGTCGGTGAAGCCGACCGACATGGTTCCGCTGTCTGTGTCGTAGCTGATTGAACTGATGGCTTCCGACGAGACGTTGACCATCTCAGCCTCCGCGATCCCAGACCCTGACCGACTTTCCGTTCGCTGGGACCTGCCCGGTGACCCACATCATGGCGACCGCCTCCTGGATGTGGCGCGGGATCGGTCGCGGGTTCGTCGTCCGTTCGTACTCGGAGATCCTGATTTTCTGGGCGTAGCCGAGGGCTTTTGCCATGTCCTTCTGCGTCAGGCCGAGTTCGCTGCGGATGGCCTTGAGGTCGCTGCCGGTGACGATCGGTGCGGCGGTGTCCATGGTGTCAGATGTCCTTGCGCAGCCGCAGCGGCACGCGGGTGATGGGGGGTGTGCCGTCGGGTCGTGCGTTGTTGCGGGCCCGGTGTAGCATGGCGATCACCGCCTGGGCCATCGGCTCCGGCATGTCGGAGGCCATCCGCGCGCTGACGCCGTCCTCGCGGGTGGCCGCGATCAGGATGACGCCGATCAGTTCCGGCTCGAAGCCGGCGATGTCGGTGGCGGCGAGATCGAGCACGTCGATGAATTGCCGGGCGTCCATTCTTGTGTTTCCCGTGGTTGTGTCGTAGGGTAACGTTTACACTGGAAACCGTTATTTGGGAAGGGATGGTTGCATGCGCAAGACCTCGCCGTTCTATTGTGCCAAGGGTTCGGACCAGGATGCGCCGATGAAGGGGGACCACCCGCAGCAGGTGGGGGCATCGACGGCGCCGGGGACCAAGGTCAAGCGGCCGGTGCCGGTGAAGTCCGGTGGCGCCTATGCGTCGGGGAAATCGGGCAGTGCCTACCGGCTGCCGGTGGAGAAGCGGCGTGGGCCCCGGGCTTGACGAAGACGACTGGCATTGGCCGGTGGCTTTGTGGCGGCGGTCCGACGCCGGGCTGACGATCGTCATGCGGCATTTCAACATCAACACGGGAGAACGCAGCATGGAAACCGACGAGCAGCGCAAGGAACGCACCGGGCTGTCGAGCCTGGATATCGTCGACAGGGAAGCCGCCGCCGTGCAGAAGACCCGCAACCGGGTGACGCTGGAGTCGATGATCGCCAAGATCGTCGACGAGGAATACATCCATCCCGAGTCGATCCCGCACATGACGATCTGCGTCATCACCGTCGAGAACGGCTATGCGCTGGTCGGCAAGTCCGCGCCGGCCGATCACGCAAATTTCGACGAGGCGCTGGGCCACAAGTTCGCCAAGGAGGATGCGCTGCGGCAGATGTGGGGGCTGGAAGCCTACCTCCTGCGCGAGCGCATGATGCTGTGAACTGGCTGGCGCCGTGGCGCTGGATGCAGCGGCACGCCGATCTCGTCTATTTGTGGCCCATCTGCAAGGAGGAGACCAAAGGCGATCTCATCCGGGCTCGCGGTGTCTTCTTCGTGCACATGAACCTCGATCCGGCCTATGCCGACATGAGCGAGGACGAGAAGATCGACTATGTGGAGAGCCTGACATGAGCGACCCGATCTTCATTGACTGCTCCCATTGGAACCCAACGCCCGACTGGGCCAAGCTTCTGGCCGGCGGCGTCACCGGGGTCATTCTCAAGGTCACCGAGGGCACGACCTACATCGATCCGACCTGGCGGGACCGTGCCATGGACGCGATGATCGCCGGGCTGGCGGTCGGCACCTATCATTTCCTCAAGGCGGGAAATCCTGCGGGTCAGATGGATTTCTACATCGCTGAGACGAACAAGGTGATGCCGCTGGGCAGCCGCGTCTGCATCGACCACGAGGAGCAGGCGACGCTGGCCGAACTGGAGCAGGCGGTGCAGCGCATCAGGGATCAACGGCCAGACCTGCAGGTCACCGTCTATTCCGGCCATCTGATCAAGGAGCAGTTGGGCAGCGTCCGCTCCGCCATCCTGGCGGAGAACACCTCGCTGTGGATCGCCCAGTACACGACAGCTGCGGCACCGTCCTGGCCGAAATCGACGTGGCCGGCCTGGTCGCTGTGGCAATACACCGACAAGGCCAAGGTCGCGGGGACCTCGCAACCGGTCGATGGCAACCGCTTCAACGGCTCCGACGGCAATGCACTCAAATGGCTGCAGCCGGTGGTCGAGCCGGGGCCAGACCCGGTGCCGGAGCCGGAAAGCCGGGTTTCGGTGTCGATCTCCGTGCCCTACGGGACCGAAGTCTCGGTGTCGGTCAACGGCAAGGTGGTTGTGTGACCCGGCCGGGTCCCGGACCGAAATTCTGGCGCGGTGCCGTTGCCGGCATCGCGCTGGCGGCGGCGATCTGGTTCATCTTGTGGATAACCGTGATCGTCGCATAATGTGACGCGGGGGAATGGAGGCTGCCCATGATCGGCGCACTCATCACGCTCATCATCTATTTGCTCGTGCTCGGTTTGTTGTACTGGCTGGTCATCTACGTCATCGACGCCGTCCCGATCCCCGATCCGCCCAACCGCATCATCAAGATCCTGCTGATGGTGGTGATGGTCATCATCGTCATCGTGCTGCTGCTCAACCTGATCGGTGTCAGCACCGGCGTCCAGGTGCCGAAGCTGGGATGAGCGGAAAGCCGACATGGGGCCCGCACAACGGTAAGCTCGGCCTGTCGAAGGCACGGGCGCCGAAGAAGGAGATGATGACCGATCGCGAGCGCAAGCTTGCGCATTCTCTCCTCGGCGGCATGAGCCGCACCGCCGCCTTCCGCAAGTCAGGCTACCCCACCATGAGCGGGTCGGATGCCGATTCGATCCTGAATCGTCCGCATTTCGTTCGCTATATGGCCGCCGCGCGGTTGCGGCAGGTCGAGCGGCTGGACTACTCGATCGACAATCTCTGCGCCCGCCTCGAGCATGTCTATTTCGAGGCCCTCGCCCTTGGCCAGACCGGCTCGGCGGTGCAGGCGGTGCTTGGCATCGCCAAGATGATGGGCCATCTCGCCGATCGCACCGAAATCGAGATGCACATCATCTCCAAGCCGATGCGCGAGACGACCGAGGCGATCAATCTCAGCCCGGAGGAATGGCAGCGGCAATTCGCACCGAAGAGGATCAACTGATGGACAGGCATCTTGGACTGGCAGGCGAGCGGTGTCCCCATTGCGGGCACGAGATCGAGACCTTGCTCGACCACAACCGGCGCAACCCGCTGCGGCTGTGCTGGAAATGCGAATACACCAACGCCGAGATCGAGGCCCAGCGCGCCGATGCGCGGGCCTCCTTGCTGCGAGAGCCAAAGTGATGGTTCTGTCCAAGGAAGCCGTCGACAGGATCATTTATGCGGTCAAGCACTGGGCCGACGACATCGAGGACCCGGTGGTGCGGGCGATGAGCATTGAAATGGATGCGATGGTCAATGCCGTCCTGAAAGCCTACGCCGAAACCAATGGGCTGGCTTATCCCGGTGACGTCCCGAGCGGCCGGGCGAAGTTCTGGATCAAGTTCGACAATGGCGACAAATACGACATCACGTCGAATTGGTGAGCGATGAACGTCACCGTCCGCCTGGGGTTCGTGCCGCAGCCGGGGCCGCAGACCGCCTTCATCAAATGCCCGGTGGACATCGTCATCTATGGCGGTGCGCGCGGTGGCGGCAAGACCTATGCCAGCCTCGGCGAGTTCTGGATTCACGCCGAGGACCACGGTCCCGATGCGGTCGGCCTGATCGTTCGACGCAGTCGTGAAGACCTCAAGGACACCATCGCCACCGCCACCCGCATGTACGGCAACGCGGCGCGCTACTCGGAAAAGGGCAATGTCTTCCGCTTCCACAACGGTGCCCGCCTCAACTGCGCCTATCTCGAAAACGACCGCGATGCCGAGAACTACCAGGGCTGGTCGCTGACCCGGGTCTATGTCGAGGAACTGACGCAGTTCCCGCTGCCAGACCCCGTGTTTAAACTGCTTGCCACGCTGCGCTCGTCGGCCGGCATCAAGCCGCAGATGCGTTGCACCTGCAACCCCGGTGGCCCCGGTCACGGTTGGGTCAAGGAATGGATCATCGACCACGGCGAGTACCAGCTGGTCACCGATCCCGAATCCGGCCTGGTCCGCTCCTACATCCCGGCCAAGGTCGCCGACAATCCGGCGCTGCTGACCAACGACCCCAACTACCTCAACCGGCTCAAGGCCGTCGGCTCGCCGGAACTGGTGCGGGCCTGGCTGCTCGGTGACTGGACGGTGATCGAGGGCGCCTTTTTCCCTGAATTCTCGAAAAGCCGTCACGTCATCGCGCCATTTGACATTCCGGAACACTGGACGCGCTGGCGGGCGATGGACTGGGGCTCGGCGAAGCCGTTCTCGGTCGGCTGGTACGCCTTCGTCGCCGACGACAAGATGCACAACGGCACCATGCTGCGGCGCGGCGCCATCGTCCGCTATGCCGAGTGGTATGGCCAGGAAAAGCCGAATGTCGGCCTGCGCATGCCGGCGGAAGAGGTGGCGCGCGGCATTGTCTCACGTGAAACGATCGACGGGAAACGGACCAAAATCAGTTACGGGGTGCTCGATCCAAGCGCATTCGCGGTGATTTCGGGCCCGAGCATCGCCGAAACCATGCAGCGCGCCGGTGTCGTCTTCCGCCGTGCCGACAACACCCGCAAATCCACCGACAAGCGGATGGGCGGTTGGGATCAGATCCGAAACCGCCTCAAGGGCGACAGCGATGGCAATGCCATGCTGTTCATTTTCGAGACCGGTCGCCATCTCATCCGCACGCTGCCGATGATGCAGCATGATGCCTATAATCCTGAGGATCTGGATAGCGATGCGGAGGACCATGCCGTCGACGAACTCCGTTACTCGTGCCTGTCCAGGCCGTTCGCCACCCGTGTCGAACGCCGCGAGGACAAGAACCCCTGGCTGATCCGCAACATCTTCAAGCTCGACCAACTCAAGTGATGGTGATAAGCCAGCCAAAGATGCGCGGAGCGATACGAGGTGGTGCAAGACCCTGCAATCAGGAATCCGCCGCCTGCGGACACCATATCTGCCGAAATCGGCAAGCCTGACAAGGCTCCGACAGACGCTGGCTACGACCGTGCCGTCGATCCCCGTTACTGGGAACAATGCCTGGCCGACGCCGAGCGCGCCGAGCAACCGTTTCGTCGTCGCGGCCGCGAGATCGTGCAGATCTACCGCAACGAGGGCCCCGGCACGTCGAGCCCGAAATCGCCGAAGAATGCCGGCGGGCAGCACTACAACCTGCTCTATGCCAACACCGAGGTGATGCTGCCGGCGATCTACCAGAAGCCGCCGTCGCCAGTGGTCCGGTCGCGCTTCATCCAGGCACGCAAGATGGTGCCGATAGCGCCCCCGATGCCCATGATACCCTCGATGGGCCCGGGTGCGCCCCCGCCGGGAGACATGCTTCCTCCCGGCCTCCCTCCTGGCGGGCCTCCATCTGCGCCACCACCGGCGCCCCCGCTGGAGGCGGCTGCATCCCCAGGGCCCGCCGGGGGGCCGCCACCCGGTTTTCTTCCAGGTTTGCCGGGTGGCGGACCACCGCCCATGCCACCGCCAATGCCTCCGCCGGGAATGCCGCCACCCGGCATGATGCCACCGCCGCCGCCGATGATGGCGCCGGTGCCGCCACCCGGGCCGAAGCCGGAGGACATCGACACCGCCGCCGCCATCATGGAAAAGGCGCTCGAGATCGTCGTTCAGGAGGAAGCCTCGAATGTCGCCGTCAAGCAGGCGATCAAGGACACGCTGCTGCCCGGCCGTGGCGTCTGCCGCGTGCGCTGGAATCCGAAGCTGATCGACAAGCCGGTCATGGCCGGTGACGGTTCTACCCCCTTGCCTGGTGGCGGTGTGCCCGGTGCCCCGCCGCCGACGCAGACGGTGAAGATCTGGGAAACCACCAACACCGAATACGTCTATTGGGAAGATTTTCTTATCGATCCGGTGCGTCAGCACGTCGACGCCAAGTGGATCGCCTTCCGCCACCTGTTCACCGCAGCGGAAATGACCGCCGAATTCTCCGGTACGCCGGAATTCGACAAGATCGTCGCCGACGGCAAGCTCGACACGCTGCTCAAATGGACCGAGGAGAGTGCCGCCAAATCGCCCCCCTCGGGGGGAGGTTACGTCAAATCGGCCGAGCAGCTGGGCAACGTCATCAAGAAGGCGATGCTGTGGGAAATCTGGGACAAGACCGATCCGGCCAACCCGCGCATCATCTGGTTCACTCGTGATTCCGGCGGCCTCGGCATGCGCGTCGACCCCGACAGCCTGCAGCTGCAGGGCTTCTTCCCGATCGCCATGCCGATGCTGGCGGTGACGACGTCGGACACCCGCATCCCGCGCACCTATTACGACCAGTACGGCAAGCTGGCCGAGGACGTCGAGACGACCTCGGTGCGCATTTCCCGGCTGACCAAGCAGATCAAGGTGCGCGGCGCCTACAATTCGGCGTCGAGCGACATCGCCAACCTGCTCACCGCCGAAGACGACAAGATGATCCCCGTCGACGGCGTCGACATGATCAATGGCGGCCTGCAGAACCATATCTGGATGCTGCCGATCGACATCTGGTCGAACGCCCATGACAAGCTTCTGATGGCGCGTGAGGCGCAGAAGGCGGCGATCTACGAGGTGATGGGCATTTCCGACATCATGCGCGGCGCGACACGCGCCTCGGAGACGGCTACGGCACAGCGCATCAAGGGCTCGATGGGCGTCGCCCGTCTCGAGGATTTCAAGTCCGCCGCCGCCACTTTCGCCCGCGACCTGATGGCGCTGCAGGCCGAGATCATCGCCAAGAATTTCGACGCCGAGACGTTGACCCGGATGACCGGCGAGGAGGTGACGCCGGAAGTCATGGACATCCTGCGCGACGACTTCCAGCGCACTTGCTCGATCGACATCGAAACTGATTCCACCGTCCAGGTCGACGAGCAGACCGAGCAGCAGTCGATGGCGCAGACCATGCAGTCGGTGCAGGCGGTGATGCAGGGTGCCCAGGCCATGCTGATGACCGGCATCCTGCCGCCGCCGCAGGTCATCCAGTTGTCGCTCGAACTGCTGCGCATGTTCTTGCACCCGGTGCGCAATTCGCGCGGCGTCATCGAACTGCTCGACGATTTCAAGGAACAGCTGGAGGCGTCGATCGCGATGTCGCCGCCGCCCATGCTGGGGGCTCCGCCGCCTGGAGGTCCACCTCCCGGTGGCGGACCTCAGGCAGGGCCCATCAAGGAGCCCGGTGGCCCGGCTGGAGCCGGTCCGCGACCGGGGACGATGAACGGACCGCCGCCACAACCCAATGGCGCGTTAAGCTAGGAGAACCGACATGGCTAAATCCACCTATACCCCGGCATCGAACCGCTCCGACGAGGGGCCCGCAAGCGACGCCTTCCCGGTCGAAAAGCCGGCCGAGCCGAAGATCAAGGGCGGCGATCATCCCAAGCCGTCGACGATGCGCCAGGACGTCGCCGGCAAACCCCAGGAGGACCTGTCAGCCGACATCGACAGCGCCCGGACACCCTATCCGGTCGGAAGCCCCCCTGATCCGGAGGACATCTTCGAAGAGCAGCACGGATATCGCAAAGGAAGCTGATCATGGCACTCCAGGACCTCAACCGCGCCGGCGATACCACCGGCGATGGCCTGACGGCAATCGCCAAGCCGGCGACCAACAAGATCGCCGACATCACGCCGAAGAACTGGCGGCGCTTCCCGTTACCAACGGCCAGCATGGCGGACGCCAATCCCAACGATAATCGTCCGCGCTACAACAGCATGACCGACTGGACCGGCGGCGTGATCGGTGACGACATCGACATCGCCACCGCCACAGTGGCGCTCGCCCGCAACGATGGCGGCGCCAACGAGCCGGATTACGCGCCGCGCCACCAGGCCGCCAAGGCGACGCTGACCGGCAACACGCTGGCGGTCGACATATCGCGGGCGCGCGGCTGGATCGCGCCAAACCAGCCTTACCAGGGCAACGCCACGGCACCGGCGGCGCCGACGATCACCTCGCTGGCGCCCAACACCGCCGTTGCCGGTGTCGGACCGCCGCTGGTCGTCGACATCACCGGCACCGGCTTCACGCCGTATTCGACGGTGCTGAGCGGCAATTACCCGATCCCGTCGGCCTATGTGTCGCCGACCGTCCTGCGCATCTCGCAATGGCCGCGCAATTCGGTCGCCGGCACCGTGCAGGTCGTGGTGATCGACCATGACGTGAACAGCGCCCCCAGTAATTTCGTGTTCACATGACGCTGGGCAGCCTGCAGGAGCCGTGGCCGAGGAAGCCGACCGAACGGCAGGAGAAGCATGTCGCGGTGCTGCGCGAGGCGATCGCCATGCTGCGCCAGGTGATGCACGAGGCGGAGGGGTCGCAGGACCCCGGCCAGCACCAGGAGCACACCTGGTCGACACGGCGCATGGATATGGCGGCGACGCTGCTGGAAATGGCGGAGATGTTCGCGATCAAGGCGGCATTGGAGAACTAGAGGAAAGGACAGATCGATGGCAGCCAGGGCCAGCATTCCGCAGCATCTCCTCGGTGGCGGCACCAAGCCGGAACGGCTGGGTGTATCGGGCGGCGATCGTTCTCCCGCCTCGCGCGACACCGTTTATCGCAAGCCGGAGGCACCAGCCGCGCGACGGAGCGATACGACATCCAGCACCAAGAAATCGTCCGGCGGTGGCGGTAAGAAGGCCAAGCCGAAAAGCGGTTTCAAGCTGCCGGCCAGTGGCGCCGCTCCGATCCCGACGTCCAGGCCGATGGAAGGGGCGACGACCACCCCCAGTGGCGTGACACCGCCCACCATGGCGTCGACGTTTCCGGCGCGGCCAGAGGTCGTGGCGCCGCAGATGCCGCAGATGCCGCAGCAGTTGCCGGGCCTGCCGATCGAACTGCAGGACCAGACGGCAATGCCCGATCCGCGTCTGGCCGGGCCGCCGCCGATGCCGATGCCGATGGGCAATAATCCCGCCGCCGCGCTCGCTGGAGCGGCGGGGCCTTACACCGGGGCTCCACAACCGCCGATGAGCCCGGCAGGTATGCTGGCAGGCTCCGGAGGGGCGCTCACCGGGGCGGCAACGCCGGTCAGCGGGTTGATCGGTTCAGGCCCCGGCCGCAACGCAATGGCGGCGCAGATGGCAGCCAAATCGGGCTCGAACGCCATCATAGATCCGCTGAAGATGGACTTGAACTACAAGACGCCAGGGTATCATTTGCCGGGGTGGCTCGGGGGAACCGGCGGGTGATCTACGTTCTGCGCGACGGCAAATTGGTGCCGAAAAGTCAAGCGCCGGAAAGTAGGAGGTACTTTCCGGCGCCGAGAGTGTCGCGGTTCGAGACGATCGAAAGCCCGGTGACGGGAAAATCGGTGTCGTCGTGGCGCGAGCGTGACAAGGACATGAATGCAGCCAACGCGGTCGATCCGCGCGACATCCCGAAGGCTGCTTTCGAGAAACGCAAACAATTGGTGGAACGCAATGCCAGATCCAGATCAGACGACTAATGGCGCAACAGGCCCGCAATCGCTGCGTGAAGTGGCGGAGGCAGCCTATGACGAAGTTACCGAAATCAGCGAAAGTGACGGTCAGGAGCCGGTAACGGAGGTTGACTCTGGACAAGGCGACCGACCGAGGGATAAACAGGGACGCTGGGTCCGCAAGGATGGCCAGCCGGGTGAAGCAGCGGCGGAGACGCCACCCAGCCCCGAAATAGACGATTCTACCCAGAAGGCGGCACAGCAGCACCCAGCCCCGGTAACGGGCGTAGCAGCGCAGCCACCGTCAAACTGGAGCGCAGAGGATCGCGCAAATTTCGAAAAGCTGCCCCCAGAAGGCAAGGCCTTCCTTCTCAAGCGGCATTCCGAAATGGAAGGCGATTATCAGAAGCGCGTTCAGGCCACCGCGATAAGCAACCAGTTTGTCACGGCGGTCACGCCCGTTTTCAACGATCCGGAAATTGCGGAATCGTTGCGAAGGGACGGCAGGTCGCCCATTGAGGCAATCTACCAGTGGGGTGGATTCCACAAGCGGGCGATGTCCCCCGACGTCCAGACGAGGGTCGGGCTGCTGTTCGAACTGGCGGACCGCATGCAACTTGATCCAGCAGCGGTATTCGGCCACCTGCAATCCGCTCCGTCGATGGCCTTTTCCCAGGAGGAACTGGCCAATCCGGCGGTCAAGAAATTTGCCGATCACATCGGCCAACTCGCCTCACGGCTGCAGACCCAGGAGCAAGAGTTCCAGCGCATCCGGCAACACGAGCAGGAGGCGCTGGTCGGGGCAAAGAGGATGGAAATCGACACGTTCGCCGACCGGAAGAATGCCGACGGGTCGCTCGCGCATCCCTATTTCGATGCGTTCCTGCCGGTCATCATGGAGCACTACAAATCTGGTCCGGATGTCACGATGGAAATGGCATACGAACGGGCGGTGAAACCCATCACCGAGCAGATGCAAGCCCACCTCAAGTCCCAACTCGACAACGAGCAAAACTTGCAACGAGCGCAGAACGCCGTCCGCAGCAATGTTCGCGGCACGACGGCACCGGTGTCGAAGCCGGCTGCGCCCGGTGGCAAGCGTGGTCTGCGGCAGGTGATGGAGGAGACGGCTGACGAAATCGGCTACTGAGGGCACGCCCTCTGGAGGCCGACATGGCTGAACCTACCGTTAACCAGCTAATCACGACGACGATCAACAACTACCACAAGGAATTCGCAGACAACGTCAGCAACTCCAACGCGGTGACCGCCCAGCTCAGGATGGACAACCGCACCCGTGTCGTCGATGGCGGCAAGGTGATCTCGACGCCGCTCACCTACGCCGAGGAAACCTTCGTCTGGTACGCCGGCACCGAACTGCTCTCCAGGGCGGTCAAGGAGACGATTTCGGAGGCGGATTATTCCCCCGCCAACGCCGTCGCCTCGGTGACCCTCAGCGGGCCGGATCTCGCCAAGAACCGTGGCCGCGAACGCATTCTCAACCTCCTCGAGGGGAAGATGACGAATGCCGAAGCGACCATGTCCAACAACATCACCAAGTGCATCTATTCCGACGGGTCGGTGGCGAAGTCGTTCGTCGGCCTCAAGGGTATGGTCACCGACGACGGCACCGGCACCGTCGGCGGCATCATTTCCGGCACCTGGATCTTCTGGAAGAACCAGTTCCAGGGTGTCGCCCGCGCCACCGGCCTGCAATATCCGGCGCTGAAAACCGGCATGAACGCGCTGTGGATGAAGCTGATCCGTGGCACCGAGCACCCCGACCTGATCATCGCCGACGGCGAAACCTACTCGACCTACGAGTCAGGCCTGCAGGAAAACCAGCGTTATGCCGATTCACGGCTGGGAAGCCTTGGCTTCGAAACGCTGAAATACAAGCAGGCGGCGATGGTCTTCGACGGTGCCGCGACCGGCATTTCGACGCCGACCGGCGGTGCCTACTTCCTCAACACCAAATACATGAAACTGGAAATCTACACCGGCTACAATTTCGAGCCGCTCGACCTGCCCGACCAGTCACCGGACATGGATGCCACCACCAAGCATATCGGTTTCATGGGGTGCCTGACCCTGTCGAACCGCGCCATGCAAGGCCGTCTCGTCCTGAGCGGCACCTGAGAATTCGGACCGTAGTCCGAATAACCGGGCGGAGTGGCGTGCATCCTTGTCCGCGCCGCTCCGCTCACCGACAAGGAACGGAGTTTAAACGATGTCTGACCATCCTGCCTTGATCACGTTCTACCAGGGCTGGGCCGATACCGGCGGTATCAGCTCAGACGGCATGCCCCTCTACGCCGACACGGTGATGATACGCATCGAGCGGCCGCCGCTGCTCAGCCTGCAGCGACCGGCGATCAAGCAGGATTTCATCGACCACCCGGAAGAGTACGAGGCTTATAAGGCGGTCACCCATTCGGCCCGCAACACGGGCGAGAAGGGCTATCCGCTGGTCTACTGGCCGGCGGCGACAGCGGCCGAAATTCAGATGCTCGCGGTGCGCAAGATCGACACGGTCGAGGAACTGGCCATGCTGGCCGGCAACCGCGACCTGCCCGGTCAATTGGCGGACCTCGCATTGCGGGCGGAGCGCATGCTCGACATGCAGAAGAATTTCGGAAAATACGAGGCCATGCTGCAGGAGCGCGACGGTGAGATCGTCGAACTCAACGGTCAGGTCAACGACCTCCGGCAGTCGCTGTCGGCCGCCAACTCCCTGATCGAAACACTGAAGCTCAGGGTGGCGTGACATGAACCTGGCTACGATCAAGGACCTCGTCAGCCAGGCTTCCCTCGAAATCGGCATCACGCAACTGCCGGTGCAGCGGGTTTTCGGTTCGGCAGACGCGGATGTCGTGCAGATGGCGTATCTGCTCAATGCAGTGGCCGACGAGGTGCTGCTCGAGGAGCCGTACCGGGTGACGCTGGGCGACCATATCTGGGTATCCGATTTCGACGGCAACCCGAAGATCGTCCCGACCGTCGACACCGATCTCGTGCTGTTCGACAAGCGGCTGGCGGTCGACGGCCTGAAATACCGGTTCCTGCAGGCCAAGGGGCTGGAGTTCGCCGAGCAGCTGCGCGACTACACGGTCCGCATGAACAAGCTGGCCAGCGCCGCCAATGCGCGCGTGCTTGACCTCTACGAAGATGAAAGCCGCCAGCAATGAGGATGCTTGCCACCCATTACACCGGCAAGGCACAGCCGGCCAGGTCCAAGAAGAAGGACTGGTCGACGTCGCAGCATGTATCGCCGCCGCTCAAGGGCATGTCGCTGGCCACAAGGTTTTCGGTCGGTGACGCGCAGACGGCGACCGTCCTGACGAATTTCGTCATCGAGGACGACTGCCTGCGGGCTCGCGCCGGCTATCGCAAGATATCGTCGCGCGGCACGATGCCGGTGTGGCACTTGGTTCCCTATTACGGCACCCCCACCCGCCTCGCTGCCGCATCCAATCATGAACTGTGGGACGCGCAGAACGGCACCCTGCTGAAAAGCGGCTTCACCTCCGACGACTGGCACTGGACCTCGTTTTCCAATTTCAGCGCCAAGGAATTCACCATCATGGTCAACGGCGCCGACGGCGTCTGGTCGTGGGACGGCGGTTCGGTGGCGGACGGGCCGGTCGTCAACGTCGTCTCGATCTCCAAGGCCAATCCCGCCGTGGTGACGGTCGCCGCCGCCGACATCGGCAAGTTCACCAGTGGCCAGACGGTGCTGATTGCCGGTGCCACCGGTGACTACGCCGTCTGCAACGGCGCGCACGTCATTGCGACGGTCAACAGCCCGGTGAACACCTTCACCTTGCCGGATGTCAACACGTCGACCGCGACCGGTGCGTCCAATGCCGGAATCACGGTCAAGACGCTCGGCAGCTTCGTCAAGGAGCCGATCACCGCGCCGGCTGGCGAGCAGTGGGTTTCGCCGCAGATATTCCACATCGTCATCACCCACATGAACCGGCTGTTCTTCGCCGATCCCAGCAATCTGGCGATCTACTACCTGCCGCTGCTGCAGAAATCCGGCACGCTGAAGATGCTGCCGTTGAACGCGATGTTCCGGCGTGGCGGCTACATCAGGGCGATGTACACCTGGACGATTGATTCCGGCACCAATCTGAACGACCAACTCGTCATCTTCTCGACCAATGGCGAGGCCGTCATCTATGGCGGCACAGATCCCGACTCCGATTTCAAGCTGAGCGGCATCTTCCGTTTCGACAGCCCGATGTCCAAGCATTCGGTCGTCAACTATGGCGGCGAGCTCTACGTGCTGATCTCGACCGGTCTGGTGCCGATGTCGACGCTGATCAAGGCGGAAACCGACTATCTCGGCCAGTCGGAACGCCAGGTCGTGTCGCTGTTCCTGAACGACGCCGTCAACTACCGCGACGACACCGGCTGGCAGACCTTCCTCAATCCGTCGTCAGGCCGGCTGATCTGCAACATCCCGCAAGGCGCCAACAACCGCTACCAGCAGATGGTCCGCCATATGCCGAAATCGGTGTGGGCGGAATGGCACGACCTCCCCTCGCGCTGCTGGGGCTGGATCGATCCGTTCATCTATTTCGGCGACGATTCCGGCAACGTCTACGAGATGCACCCGGTCCATCTCAGCGACGACGGCAAGCCGATCAACGTCACCGTGCAGATGGCATGGAACCAGTTCAAGACGCCGGCCGAGAAGCAGTTCAAGGGCGTGACGACCTACATGACCACCGACGGCACGCCGCACCCGAGCATCGACGTCAAGACCGACTACGACTACTCACTCGGGGTCAACTACCCCGACATCACCGATATGACCACCGGTAGCGTGTGGGACGTCGACAACTGGGACGTCGCCTTGTGGGCGCCCGGCGAGAGCGCGGTCAAACTGTGGAACGGCGTCGCGGCGAGCGGCACCGTCGGCGCCGTGCGGATGTCGGCGGCGGTCTTCAATTGCAAATTTGCAATCAACGGCTGGGACGTACATTTCGAAGAGGGGAAGCTGGGACCGTGAACGTCTCCTTCGCCCCGCTGCGGCGCGATGCCGTCGACTATCTCAGCCGACATATCGGGGTCGATTTCACGCACTGTGACTTCAACTCGCCGAACTGGTTCTGCACCACCGCCCGCAATGACGACGGCGGTATCATGGGTGTGCTGGCCTGTGAGCTACGGTCTCCGTTCGACTTCACCTTCAACACCGCGATTACAGATCGCTACTGCCTGACGCGGCGGCTGCTGCGGACGATCTTCAAGACATTGTTCTCGGTGGCGGTGCGGATCACGGCGGAGATCCCGACGCATCGCCATGACATCGTCCGCATGATGGAGCGCATGGGCTTTGTCTATGAGGGCTACTGCCGGCTCGGCATCAACGGCGTCGAGGATGCGCTGGTCTACGGCATGCTGAGGGAAGACT